CGGGGAAGTTGAGTCGCGTCTTGTCACTGGTTCCCCGCAGGCCCGCCGGCTCTATTATCATCCGGAGTACGATTTCCAAACGGTCAACAATCCAAACGCCGGCGGCGAATGGCTGACACCGTGGATCGACGGCGAAAGAAAGGATTTTCTGAAAGATACCTTCTCCGAGAATTACAAAAAGGAAGCAGGGGTATAAATGCTGACACTGGGGCAGGTCAAGGACTGGCTGAAGAGTCAGGATCCGGATCTTAAAAATTGCATCGCTGTCGGCGGGATCGACGGCAACAAAGAAAAATATGTCGGTGTTTATTCTCTAAAGCCTTCCGGAAGCTCGCAGCGCATCTGCGTCGGTGGAATTGAACAGACACGGTATAGCACCGCGTGGGCGTCCATCTTGATCCATTGGACCAATAACATGGTAGCGGCTGAAGCCAAGGCACAGGCCGTCTATAGCCTGCTTTACGGGCTATCCAATGTGATGATGGGAGCGACGCCGGTTATCTCTGCGGATCCCGGTCCCGCTCCGATTCCGGTGGGAAAGGATGTGCACGGGTTCTGCGAATATGTTATACAACTTAAAATCTTATATGAAAGGACTTGATTGAATGCCTAATACGGGAGTATTCCCTGTATTCAAAAACCAGTTCAAAATCGGCAGCAAAGGCGAGGACAGTGTTGAGCCGACCGATATGGTCACCATTGCCGAGATGGAAACCTTCAGCGTCAAGATGGACGGCAAGGCGGAAGAGTGGACGCCAATGGAAACGGAAGGCTGGATGAAACGCCTGATGACCGCCAAAGGCTTTACGATTTCCCTCAAAGGTAAACGTTCTGTGGGCGACGTTGGCAATGACTATATTGCCGGCCTCTCGTGGGTGTCCGGCCGCGATTGCAATACGCCTTTTGAATGGACATTCCCGAGCGGTGGCAAGCTGTCTTTCGGTGCGGTAATCAATGTGACCAGCCCGGGCGGCGGTGACAGCACGAACGTGGATAGCTTGGAATTCGATGCCATGAGCAATGGCAAGCCGACGTACACACCGCCGGCCGGCGCATAAAACAGATTTTATTAACAGCCCTCTGTCATTTGGCAGGGGGCTGAATTTTCAGGAGGAAAACTATATGGGAAAACTCTACACCCTTGATGAAAAGCTCTTGATCGGAACCCCGGAGATCCGCATCGGGGATAAAGTTTATCCGATTGATGACAGGCAGAAAACGGTTAAAAAACTTATGAATATGACAGCGGACAATAAACTTGATTCCGACAACATGGACGAAGTTATGAAACTGGCATTCGGTGAAAAGTCGTCCAAGGAAATCGACGGGATGAACCTCCCGTTTCCCGCATACCGACAGTTGTTTGAACTTGTTACTGCTGCAATGACCGGAGAAGATCCGGAAGAGGTCGCGGCCCGATTTCAGGAATCCAAAAAGCAGACAACCAAACAGCAACAGCTGGTATGATGTCGATTACGATAAGATCCTGATTGAGCAGAGCATTGCCAAGCAGTATGGCGTTCTGCCGTCGGAACAGGAAAATCTGAAATATTCCGACTGGTCGAAAATGGTCAGCGGCCTGATGGACGATACGCCCCTCGGCCGTGTGGTTGGCGTCCGGTCGGAGACTAACAAAGACATCATTAAAAATTACACGAAAGAACAGCGCGCCGTCAGGGATGAATGGTCGCGCTTTTTAGTGTCTCGCGTTACGACGGAACAATTTTCCGAAACTGATTGGAATGAACAGATGGCTGAAATGGAGCGTGCTTTTGCGGCCGCCTTCAGTCTGAAGACGGGGAGGTGATACCATGGCAGAAGGTACAGGCACGTCGGTCGGCGTTATCACGCTGGACCTGCTAATTGTCAGTAAACTTAATGAGCAGCTTAACTCTATTGCCGCCAATGCCAACAGGTCGGCGCAACAGAGCTTTCAGCAGGTCGGCAAAACAGTGCAGGAATCTATTTCTAAGCCCATGGAGAACGCCGGAAAGACCATGGAGAAGGCAATCACCGCTCCTATCGAGAGAGCAAATGCCGCCGTGAAAGCTCCGTTAAAGGCCGTAACCGATCAGGTAGAACAAACGGCAGATGAAATTGAAGCAATCGCGGCCAGAGCAAACAAGCGCCTGCATGACAGTATCACCAATCCGGATGGCAGAGGGTTATTGCCGACGACTGCGAAACTGCATGGACACAGCGCGCTTGAAACGGATCCAACGGAATTTATGAACAACTGGGATGACGCTACACTGAAGCCGAAAGTACAGGAAACTCCTTCTGTGACTGCATCCGTAAGCGGCGCGGCGCAGACGTCACAAGTTGCCAGCAGTGCCTTCACCCGCATGGCTGCCCGGATACAGAGTGCATTTGCATCTGTGAATCAGTCAGTCAAAAAAACATTTTCCGATATCACATCCGGCGCTCAAAGCACCGCGGCGAAGACGATCAAGTCAGCGCAGGATTCTATCAAGGCTGTTGAATCAGCCGAGCGTAAAAAGCGATCGGCTACGATGGGAACATTACGCACGCAGTCCAACGCAATGATTTCGGCCGTTACGAGTAATGCCCAGGGTATTGCAAAAGTCGGAGTGCTGGGCCGCGCGATGTCAAGCAGCCTTACAGGGTCGTTGTCGATCGCGGTGCCTCTGGCACTGGCCGCCGCCGCGTTTGCGACTCTGCGGAAGGCTTTTTCCTTGGCCACTGTCAACAGCGATCAGTTCAAAAAATCTCTAAATGAGGTTAAAGCCAATCTGGAAATCGCGTTCACCCCGATTTATCAGGCAATCCTGCCGGCGCTCAATTCTCTGATGGCCTGGCTGGCTGCCGCCACAAAGCAAGTCGCGGCTTTCATTTCCGCCTTATTCGGAAAGACCTACGCGCAATCCCTCGCGGCCACAAAGCAAATGCAGAAGAACGCCGCGGATGCGGAGAAGAAAAAATCCGGAAGCGGATCCAAAGACAAGGGCCAGCTGGCCAGTTTTGACGAGCTGAATGTCATCAGCCAAAAGGGCGGCGCCGCCGGCACCGACGCCATTGATTATGATGCCCTGAATACAAAAGGCACCGAAGCGGCTACGAGCCTTGCAGAGAAATTCAAATCCGTCTGGGCCGGGATCGCGGCCGGATTCAACGATTATGTCACAAAACCGATTCAGGACAACCTCTCTAAATTTGATGCTCCTGTTGCCAGATTCAAGGCTCTTTTCGCCGGTATTGGTGAACAGTGCCGGGAATGGATGACACCGTTGTCCAACTGGTTTCAGACGGATTTCAAAAGCGCGCTGGCGCAGGGAATCAGCGACGGTTCGACCATGCTTTCCGGATTTATGGACAGCCTGGCCATGGTTGCGGAAACAGTCTGGGCAACGCTGCAGCCGGCTATAAACTGGATGATCCGGAACGGCCTTCCGATTTTAACAGACGCTTTTAAGGAAGTTAGCAAAACCACTGTAGTGGCCTTTGATGCCGTGAAAACTGTCTTTGATACCCTGTGGCATGGCGTGATAGATCCATTCGCTCAGTTTGTCAGCAAGGTTATTGTAGATATCCTGAACACCTTTAAATCCCTATGGGAACAGTACGGCGTAACGACTTTTGAAAATATCCGCACTATGATCAACTCGGTTAGGGACACGTTCCTGAATGTCTGGAACAGCTTTCTGAAGCCGGTCTTTGATCAAATTTTCTCGGTGTTAGATCAGCTGTGGACAGATCATCTGCTGCCGCTAATCGGGCAGATCGGCGAGTTTGTGATGAAGCTTGTCAACGGCGCAATGGAAATCTATAACGGATTTATCGCTCCTCTTGTCAACTGGTTTGTCACAACGCTTGGGCCTCCGATCGCCGAGGTCCTCAAAAGGGTCATTAAAAATATCGGCGATACCGTCGGTGCAATACTTGACGCAGCGGCCAACATCTTTAAGGCCCTTGGCGGCGTGATCGATTTCCTTGTAGGTGTCTTCACCGGCGACTGGGGGAAAGCATGGAAGGGCATACAGGAAATTTTTAGCGGCGTTTTCGGTGCCTTGTATGATATCGCAAAGACTCCACTTAATGCAATTATCGGACTCCTCGAGGGATTTTCCAACGCCTTTATTGATGGAGTCAACGGGATTATTGAAACTCTTAATAAAATTCGCATTCCTGATGACTTTCCAATTAAGAAATGGGCGGGCGTAGGAATTCACATTGAACCAAAGGCACATATCTCTATTCCTCGCCTTGCGAACGGCGGTGTGCTGGAGCAGCCGACGCTGGCCATGATGGGCGAGTATGCCGGGGCGCGGAGCAATCCGGAGATCGCAACACCGCAATCGCTGATGATGGACACATTCATGGAAACGCTTGTGCCGCTGCTGAACGAGCTGGAGGAATTCCGCGAAGACATGGTCCAGCTCCTGCGTGAAATCATTGCGAAGAATCCAAATATCATACTGGACGGTGCCATGATAGCCCGCCTGCTGAAGCCCTACTTTGACGAGGAGGACAAGCGCGTCGGCGGAACAATCTTTTAGAGGAGGGACGCCATATGAAATACCAGGGTGAAATTAAAGTAAACGGTATCTGGGTTCCCTCTACCACCACACTGGATTTTGAAACGTCGGATTTAGACCTTGAAGCCTTCCGGACCACAGACAGCCTGGCGCATCGGCAGCGTGTCGGCAAAAAAATAAAACTCAATTGTGTCTGGCAGGTTATTGAGGATGATGATGACTTTCGGGAGACCTTCAATATCCTTGACAACCTGCCGGAATATTTTCCGTTCGTTTTTCCACATCCTGGCGGGAACCTCGCATTTGAGATTACTGCATACCGAGGTAACCCGCTAAGCACGTCGTTAAGAACATTTTATTACGATAGGACAAACCATAAGATCGCACAATGGAAAGGGCTTAAAGTTAATTTTATTGAGCAGTAAAGGAGGAAGAGCGGTATGATTCGGGTTTCTGACAAGTTTTATACCGCTGCGCGTGCTTTTGCCCGTAGGTGGAGAGGGCGGGTTTCCTTCGGCGTGTTCGATGTAACCGCCCGCGGGGATGCGACGGCCGC